GTCGGATCTGCTTAATAGCACAACCGTCACTTCGGCAGACTTCAATACAGTACGTGCTCTTGTTCAAGGCAGCGTCACGGAGTTCTGTGGATTTACCTTTATCACAAGCAATCGCTTGGCGGTAAATAGTTCCTCTCATCGCCGGGTCATTGCATTTGCACAAGACGGCTTGAAGCTTGCGGTTGGTATGAACCCAACAGCAAAAATCGACGTTCGTCCTGACAAGGGCTATGCCACTCAGGTTTTCTATCAACAAAGTATCGGCGCGACACGCATGCAAGAGAGCATGGTTGTTGAAGTGCCGTGCGCAGAATAGGGGGGATTGACCAATGGCAACAAGATATAGTGTCCAACGGACAAACTCACGCGCAACACCAGTTGTTAAAAACCCTTCAAATAACCTTGGCGCTCGCATTCGTGTGGCTCACTCGGTTTATGAAGCGTCAAGCTTGGCGGCTGGTGATGTCATTGAAATGTTCCGCTTGCCTGACGGTGCGCGGCTCATTGAGGGCTCACTTGCCCATGATGCGCTTGCATCTAGCACAACGCTCAGTGTCGGCCATGCAGCTTATAAAAACGCTGATGGTACTGCGGTAAGTGCAGCGGCGGCAGCCTATAAAGCTGCAGCGGCAAGCACGTCTGCTCAGAAAGTCGATATTCTTGCAACCTTGGCGCTTGGTAGCGGCACGGTGCTGGATACTGACGGTGACGGCGCAATGGTCACTGTTTCAATCGCTGGCGCGGCAGGAACAGGTACGATTGAATGTACCATCAAGTACGCGACTGACTAAACAACGGCGGGGCGGTTCGCCGCCCTGCTTACTCTTTTTGAGGTAGGCCATGACAAGCACAGTTGATATTGCCAATTCCGCCCTAAACTTGCTAGGGGCTAGTAACATCGCGGCCTTCGATGAAAACTCAAAAGCTGCGCGTGTTATTAATCAAAAGTACCCTGGCATACGTGACGATCTGTTTCGTCAACATAGCTGGAATTGCCTGGTCAGACGCACAACTCTAGCGCAATCCGCAACAACGCCTGATTTTGGATATGCGTATTACTATCCCCTGCCAACGGATCCGTATTGTCTAAGGGTCTTGGAGTTCTCTAACGGCTCTATGAGTTATCCCCAGGACAATATGCACAGCCTATCTGGTGGCCCGGTGTTTGTTGTCGAGGGCAGAAACATTGTGACAGACGAAGGCACGGCCAAAATTAAGTATATCGCCAGGATCGAGGATCCTAATGAATATGACGCAAGCCTGATTGATACCTTATCTCAGCGCTTGGCAGCAGAAATAGCCTATACAGTGACGGGCTCGGGCTCTGTGCGTAATCAAATGCGAGCTGACTATATAGCCAAGCTTAGCCAGGCAAGAAACGTCAACGCAACCGAGGGCGCACCGCAACGCATTGAGGCCAGTGACTTCATCGAGGCGCGTATGTAATGGCTAGATCCGCTCCATCATTCTCAGCCTTTAGTGCCGGGGAAATATCCCCCTTGCTCGAGGGCAGGACGGGCATTGAGAAATACAAAGAAGGCTTGGCAGATCTTACGAATATGATTGTTATGCCAACGGGCGGCACAAAGCGGCGTCCAGGCACAGAATATCTAGGCGAAGTTAAAACGAGCTCAGTAAAATCCAGGCTAATACCATTTCAATTCAAATCAACCGACACGTATATTCTGGAATTTGGCAATGAGATTATGCGCGTTTATCGCAATGGCGCACAGGTTTTAAATGCTACTGCAAAGAATATCTCAGCGGCAACCAAGGCAAGCCCTGGCGTTCTCACAAGCAACTCTCACGGCTTTAGCAATGGCGATGAAATATTCATAGCCTCAGTTGGCGGCATGACCGAGCTGAACGGCAGAAATTACCGTGTTGCGAATAGCACTACAAATACATTCACGCTTACGGATCTATTCGGTGTAGCAATAAACACAACTAGTTTCACAACCTATACAAGCGGCGGCACAGCTACGGAAATATTCGAGCTGGCAACGCCATATCCAGAGGCAAAATTGCCAGATGTGCGCTTTGTGCAGTCAGCCGATACAATGTATTTCGTGCATCCAGAATACGCGATCCGCACCCTAACGCGCTCAGACCATAACAATTGGTCGTTTGCTACGCCTTCAATCGGTGGATCTCCAAGCCCGGCGCTCAATACTAGCGGTAATTATCCCAGCGTTGTCACGTTTTTTGAACAGCGCTTAGTTTTTGCTAATACTGCAGCCAATCCGCAAACAATTTGGTTTAGCAAAAATGCCGATTATACCAATTTCACAGCAGGCACCGGGGATAATGACGCCCTGATATACACAATCGCGTCTAATACTGTGGATAGTATTCGCTATCTCAGCTCTACGCGCGTCCTGGCAATCGGCACAACAGGTGGCGAGTTTGTCTTAACGTCTACGAATGACGGGCCTGTGACGCCCACAACAACGCTTATCCGCAAATACTCGAACTATGGCACGGCAAATGTCGAGCCTGTCCAGGTCGCAGATGTGACGCTTTTTCTCCAGCGCGGTGCCAGAAAGATACGAGAATTTAAATTCGTAGGAGACGTAAATACCAGCGGATACGCGGCCCCAGATATGACGATACTCGCTGAGCATATCACCCAGGGCGGTATAACGGCTTTCGCGTATCAACAAGAACCCGAAAGCATTGTATGGGCTCTGAGGTCAGACGGGACGCTCCTGGGCCTTACATATAGGCGCGAGGAAGAAGTCGTAGGATGGCACAAGCACACAATCGGCGGCGTGTTTGGCAGCGGCCAGGCTATTGTCGAAAGCATCGCACCGCTTCCCACCGACACGGGCAACGATGACCTATACCTAATTGTGAAGCGCACGATCAATTCACAGACAAAACGCTATGTCGAGGTGCTAAAACCCTTTGATTTCGGATCAGTTACAACAGCGGCGTTTTTCGTTGATAGCGGCCTGGCGTATAGCGGATCTGCAGTTACGTCACTAAGCGGCCTGTATCACCTGGAAGGGCAGTCAGTTGCTATCCTGGCAAATGGCGCAACGCACCCCGACGAGACTGTATCTGGCGGCGGTATAACATTAGATTATTCTTCTACAACGGCGGCGGTTGGCTTTAGCTATACGTCTGAAATGCAGACAATGAGGATCGAGTCTGGATCCGAGGACGGAACAAGCCAGGGCAAGCCCAAGCGAATACATGCCGTTACTCTCAGATTGTTTGAAACGGTTGGTATTGAGGTCGGCAATAGTTCCTCAGAAATAGATCGAATACCGTTCCGCGATAGCTCAATGGCAATGGATCAAGGTATTCCTCTTTTCACAGGCGATAAGGAAATAGAGTTCCCTGGGGGTTTCGACAACGATGATCGGATATACGTGCGGCAATCACAGGTTCTACCCATGACCGTGCTCGCGTTCTATCCCCGTATGAATACGTTTGACATATGATTTTGTATCACGTCGAAAAGCTCAAAGACTGCGCAAGCGAAGCAATGCCGCTGATCGAGGCGCATTGGCAAGAGATTGCTCTTAACCAAGACACAATACAGCTCAATCCAAACTGGCAGCAATACTTTCGCCTGGAAGAAGAAGGCAAGCTCCACGTCTACACCGCTCGGGAAGATGACAAGCTTGTGGGGTATTTCGTGATGATTGTCGTGCCTCACTTGCACTATCAAGATCATTCATTTGCCCACAACGATGTAATATTTGTGGATCCCGAATATCGCAAAGGATTTACAGCCTGGCGATTAATTAAGTTTGCCACCGAACAGCTCGAGCTCGCCGGGGTTTCTGTGATGATGATTAATATAAAACGACACAAGCCTTTTGATAAATTGCTGCAACGCCTTGGTTTTACCGAGACTGAAAGCATTTATTCTAAGCGCCTGGGAGTAAGCTAATGGGCGCACAAGGCACACTTGCGGCAGTATCGGCGGGATCATCCCTAATCGGGGGCCTTTCTGCAAAAAGCTCAGCGGATAAAGCGGCAGGGGCAGCGCAACAAGCTGCAGAGTTTAACGCGCAAATTATCGAGAGAGACATAGGGCTCCTGGATCGGCAGCGCGGTATCTTAAACGGTCAATACGCAATTGACACAAAGCGCGGCAAGGCAGCGTTTGAACGCAATATTCAAGGCACTGTTAAAGCTGCAGCGGGATATGCCGGGTATGACATTGGATCTGGAACGCCTTTCGAGATCCTACGCGCAAATGCTGCAGAGTTTGATTATCAAGAGTCGGTGAATGAATTTAATAATGAAATCGCCAATCTGCAGCTTAATGACGCGCAAGAGGAAGCCAGGCTAAATGCTCAGCTCACGCGCATGACAGGCGATGCCCAGGCAAGCGGTTTGAAGTCTAGCGGCAAGGCAAGCTTGATAAAATCTATCGGTGGCGCGTCAACAACGGCGTTTAATACAGGGCTGTTTAAATGAGAATACCCGTCTACAATGCCAAAGCCTCAGTAACCCGCGAAGCGCCAGGCAGATCAATACGTGCGCGTATGGACGCAACGCCATTTATCCAAGCAGAATTACGCAAAGGTGAAGTGCTCGGCGCGGCGGCACAGGCAGCCGGTGAGTACGCAAACGCTCGCTATAAGGTGCAAGTCGAGAATGATCTGAATGAGGCCATGCTAGGCGCTCAGGAGACGCTACGGACGCGCAGGGACGAGCTTGCCAAGTCAAGCGATTATAACCGTGTGCTCGATGGCGATAATCCCATTTGGAACCAAGAAACCTCTCAGATTAAAAATGAGCTGAGAAAGAAGGTCGGCAAGAACGTCTACGCCTTATCGCAGTTTGATAATCGCTTTGGTCAGCTTGAGCTCCAAAACAGATTTGCCCTGCGCAATGACATTGACCGTAAGGTAGCCTCTGTCGCTGCAGCCAACAGAGCACAGCAGTTAATCGACGGTGAAAACACAATCGCCACCAGCCCAAACCTGGCAGACATTGATTTTACCATCGCCGGGGTAAAGCTTAACGGTGATCGCCTGGTGCAGCTCGGGCTTGGCAAAGGTGAGAACCTAAGCAAGCAAGAGTACGCAATGGTTTTTCGCGGCACCCAAAGGGCGCTGAATAATCTTGTGAACAGTTCCGATAGCTCGGTTCTTACTGTGCATGAGATTCACAAAGCGCTGCGCGATAAAAGCACAGATGCGCCAGAGGGCGAGGGGGTAAGCCCAGAGGGTCAAAAGGTTTATCATCTTCTCAGATCTTTGAGCAAAGCAGACCAATCAAAACTTATAAAAAACGCTGGCGGCGCATCAGAATATGTTGATGGCCCAACAATCTTTGAAAAAAACCAGCGACTAATAACTGCAGAGATAGGCAAGCAAGCCGAGGGTACACTAAACCAATATATTGATAATACCGAAAAGGGTTTTATCCCATCAGATGCAGATGTTGAGGCGCTGCAAGTGCAGCTCGATGCAGCCAGGCAATCGCAAACGCCAGCGGAATATGCAGAGCTTGCGGCCAAGGTTGAGTATTTCAACACGGTCAAAGTAGCCGCTGCAGAAATGAAGGAAATGAACGGCAACGATTTAAGGGAAGAAATAGAAAAGCGCGAAATAGTAGAGAACCCAAGCCAAACACAAATAGACGTGCTGCAGTTTATGCGTGGTCGGCTCAATGCGCTGGATACTGCCGTCGAAAATGATCCGCTTCCCTGGGCAAATACAAACGGCGTTGTGACTTTAAATGACGTTGATTATGCAGATTTCGCCAGCGAGACTTTTGCGGTATTGCTACAAGAGCGGATTGCGCAAAGCGTACAAGTGCAGGGCGTTTATGGGCGCGGGGATTTAAACCTTGCGCCTGTTATTATGACGAAGGCAGAAACAGCCCAGGTCAGTCGTATGCTTAACGAAATGGGGCCAGAGGAAGATCTAGCATTTTTTAGCTCAGTAAATTTAGCGCTTGGGGAAAATGCTAGTATTTTGTTTGACCAACTAGGTGATGAAAACGGCTTTATGTCCATGCTGGGTACGTTGAATATGACAAACTCAGATGCAGCCAATCAAATTGCTATAGGCTTGCAGATGGGCAAAGATCTACCAGGAAGCAAAATATCCATCAAATCTTTAGTGGTGCAAAATCCCGAACTTAGTTTTCTTAAAATTAAGCAGGAAATTTTTACAGGGATCCCGTTTGAAGATCGCGGAAAAAATGACGCTATCATGCACCGAGCTGTTGAGGCGATGCTTACATATCAAACCCAAACAGGGGAGCTATCAACAGATTTTCTGGAGCTGAATCAAGAACAATTTAGAGATATTGTTTCATTTGCTTTGGGCGGCTCTAAGGACGGAGAAACGGGGGGAATTGGTCAGCTAGGCGATGAAAATAATCCTAGATATTACTTTCGGCCTGATGGTGTTTCCGACGATGATTTTAAATTAGCCTTAGAAAGCTTACAAGCACTACACCCTAACGCACCCGCAATAAGTAGTATTTTGGACTCAGGGGATTTCACGGTTGCGATGGTTGGAAACTCTAAAAACAATCAACCTGTCTATGCCTTAGTATTGCCAGATTCAAACGATCCTATGGATATGGGAGTTACAAAGTTTGCATCATTTCCAGTTTCCGAAGATCCTGTTTTATTCACCTTTGCGGATTTAGTTAAGCAAGCAAGTTTAGATGCCCAGGCAACGCTTAAACAGAGGGATATAGTTAAGTCTGCCGAAACAGGCAAATTAGTCGGTCTTACAACGCCAGCAGAGGTAAAAGCTTATAATGAGACATTGCCAACTGATAAACTTGGAATAGGCCCGGTTGATAATGTTGCAGCGGTTGCAGAAATGCTGGCTCCGCAAACTGAGCAAGCAGACGCAAAAAAGGCGGAACTACAAGCTGAAATAGATAAGCTGCAAGAAGGGCCAAAGGCAGGAGAAAGCTTCCAGGAATCTAGGGCAGCGAGAAAAGAAGCTAACACGCCAAAGGAATACACCATTGCGGTATATGGAAATGAAAAGACAAAGCTAACATTTACGATGGACGCAGACGGTAGGATTTTTGATAAAACCGGCAAAGAAATCGTTCCAGAAGATGATCCTCAATATTACACCGATATTATCATGCGTATTAACCGACAAGCGTTAGAGGACATTAAAGAGTGACCGTCCTTAATTTTTCAAACAAGCCCGGTAGATCTTTTCTCTCCGGGGCA